TGTTGGAGTTGGTGGTACTGGTGTAGGAGTTGGATTAGCTGTTAAACAAGCATCACAATCTACATATACATTTATATAGTCGTTAGTGTTTGCTGGTGCTGATGTTTCATCTATCTCATAACATCTACCATCATTCATTTCTACTATATCTCCTGATGTTACTCCACTTGCAAATGTTGCTCTAACACTACTATATGATGCACTACCTCCTCCTGGACAAATAGTAACAGTAAAGTAATTATACGGTACTGGTGTTGGTGTAGGTGTTGGTCCTGGTGTTGGAGTTGGTGTAGGAGTTGGACCAGGTGTTGGTGTTGGAGTCGGAGGTACTGGTGTAGGTGTCGGACTAGGCGTAGGTGTCGGCGTAGGAGTAGGACTTGGAGTAGGGGTCGGTGTCGGTGTCGGTGTAGCCGTTGGTGTTGGAGTTGGTGTTGCCGTTGGGGTTGGTGTTGGCCCTAATGTTGGTGTAGGTGTAGGCGGAACAACTGCCGGTGTTTGCACATTAACATATGCAGGGTAAAGTTTTAACAGCTCTACTGTTGCTATATCATCATCTGTTAAATTAAACCCTTTAATTTTATTTATTCTATACTGTGTGCCTTTTATAAAGATAACATCGTTTAACTCTATACTTCTATACTCGTTTTGTTCAAACTTTACATCTAGTGTTACTTTTCTTCCTTCATCCCAATATAAACTATCTATATAAGTTTTCCAGTACTTATTAAAATTAGAAAAACTACCTGACTGATTGTAGGTAGAAGGTATGTAAGAAGTATAAGTCGTATTAAAATGTAAGTTAGAACCTGTAGGAGTGCTCGGTAATTCTTCTAAGTTAGATAAAGTAAAATAACTTTGTGATATCTGTCTTGTATCTCCTGGTTCCCCTACAAATATATTTTCAGTAAGACTATTTTGTGACTTAAACCCTATTCTTGGCTTAAACTTATATGCTTGTTGCTCTGAGTTTTCAAATTTATATAGGTGTGGGAAAATAAAAGTATTACCTGTATCTAAACTTAAATTAGAACCTGTAGTTTGAGAAGCTAAGACAGTAGGACCAAAATAACTACCTACCTCTTCTTCTCCTTGACTAATAGTATTATCAGCTATAACCTCAAGTGTACCGTATTGGTAGTTAGGGTCACTATCTAAAGCTAATTTACTAATTCTATCTTCATCTTCTTCGTAGTCAAATAGTAATTTTTTAGGTTGCTCTAGTACCGGATGAGTTATTGATCTTCTTATAGAAGTATCCCACTTATCATCCCAGTCAACCTGTGTACCTGAGTTAAACCAATCGTCGAATGTATGTATTTCAAGCAGAGTTTTACTACCTTCTACAGGTACAATAACTAAGTTAAATAAATCCATTATACCTTTTAAAACATCTAAAGTTTTAGTTAACGGTTCCCATTGTTCAGATATATCTACTGTTACACCATCAAAAGTAACAGGGGCACTATCAGAACCAAAAGCAGTTGTTCCTCCACCAAGTATAACCGGTGTAGTTGAATTACCAGTACCTGATATTATATCCCATTCAACTCTTGTTTCGTAAACTGTACCTGCTGTTACACCTGTTAGGGTAGCAGAAGCAGCAATATCTTGAAGTGATCCATCAGTGGCATCATACTCTATATACTCACTTCCAACATTGGTTGCATTAGTTACATCGTAAATAATAATATACATCCTTAGAGCAAAGTTAGGATCAGAAGCTCCAACACATGGATTGTTTGTTCTTAATGTAGCTGAAAAACTATAATCACCATTGGCAGGTGCTGTATATCTGTATGTTCCTGTATTATAGTTACCACCAGGATCAGATATCTCTAAATTATTCTGTATAGGAACTATAAAGTTAGAACCAGATATAACGTTTAATATTTGACTAATGTTTAACTGAGCATCAAATGTGTTTTGTGTACCCGAACCTACTCCTAAGTCATCTTTAGGTTTAGGTAGTATATATATTTTACTAAAATCTTCTGTATGTTGAAAACTACCAGTATAAGTAAATCCAACTTGATCAAATATTACATCTAAAGTATCTTTTAGACTTATTGCAGGTAACATTTGAGCTAAATTTAAAGGGGTAGCAGAAGCAGATATGTTTTCCATCTGAACTCTTGGAAAAGCTGTATTAGCTTGCTCTGGGTCATTAAACCCATAATCAACTATAGGGTAAAAAATAGAAGAACTATAAGGTGCTGCCAATAGTGTGTTATTCCAACTATTAGGCATTGCGTTTTTATTTAACGTATGGTTATAGTTAGACCAATTTGCATTCTTAATAAGTTTACCTTCTATCTCTGTGTTAAACTGTACTGAAGTATCGTATATTTGTACTTTATAGGTTATGTAACCACTCTCATCGGTTATAATTTCATTTAACTGTAACTCTCCTTCTAAGAGTGTCTCTCCTAAATAAATTACATATGCATCTATAGTATTATAAAAAGCAGGAACATCATCTGCTCCTACGTTGTATGCATGTTTAAAAAATTTATTGTTTTCTTTACTACCTGGTAAGTCAAAGGTTTGAGAACCTACACCATATACTGCTCCTATCTTAGAGTTATCTACTTTTGAAATATCAACTCGTAGAGGTATGTCTTGATTTATGTCTAAATCATAAGTACTACCATCATAGACTACTCTAAGTACAACATCCATTATCTACCGTTTCTTTGGTTTGCATATCTAAACGTTATATCATACATAAACGTTTTTTGATCTTTTCTACCTGTATTCTGTACATAAGAAGCATTAGTTATGACAATAGGTTTAAAAACTGTGTTGTCTGGTGATACAGCTACAAACACAGAATCAGATTCTATCATTTGTGTTAACCACACTGCTTCATCTTTACTTAACCAATCAGTAGATATAGTTAAATTATCAGTTAAGTTATTATTATAGTTTGTTTCTCCTCTTCTTTTGACATCATAAGCACCTTGGTTAGAATAATCTACAAAAGACTGATTATAGTTTTGTTTATCAACACTTGTGTTACCTCTTACAGGTAAAGCAGTTGAGAAGTTTTCATACATCCCGTATTTGTTAATAAACATAAAGTTATATACAGGGTAATTACAAGCATCTTCAAACGTTCTACTGTTTGTTACACCGTTGTAGGTATAAGTTAAAGTTTGACCATCAATAGGGTTTATCCATGCACCTGAAGAGAAAAATTGATTAGCTGATATACCAAGTGTAGTTGGACTCCCTCCATCTACTTGAGCAGTTGCAAGCACAAATGAACCAGATCCATTGTAAAAAGGCATTCTATATCGAGCACCTACATACTCTTTAACACCAGATGGTCTATCAGTTAAAAATATAGAAGAACCACTATCAGGCCAGTTAAAACTAGTACCATTATTAGGGTCTATTTGTCCTGGAAATACTTCTATAAAGTCTTGTGCAATAGAAGCAGTAACAGCTAAACTAGACGAAGATGAAGTACCATACTCCTCTCCAAACTCTACACTAAACGTTCTTACGTGTTGAGTATTATTAAGACTGTAACCTGGATCGCTAAAGTCTTTTAAATACTGGAGGTTATCGTTAAAGATTCTAGATGGATCAAAAACTGCTTCGTTTACTGGATTAGGAAATTGTCTAATACGAGCTAATCTATCAGCACTACCTGATGGATAAACATCCATTATGTAATTGTATTGAGGGTTAAGAGCATTACTACTACTAACGTTGTAAATTAAACTAGTGTAAGTAGCATTAGGTGATGTTGGTTGTGATTTTATTGTGTAAGCCATTATCCTATAATTCTATATTTTTTAAATACTTTATTCATTTCATCTGTAACTTGTGCAAAAACTTCATCTGGTAATTCTTCTCCCATTTCCCTTACTGTTGTATCAAAAGATGGGTCTATGAATCCATCTGGTTCTGGATTAGGAGGTACTTTTGTACCTTTTTTACCAATTGCACGGTGTCCACTATTTACAAATTGTCCATAGCCTTTCATTTGTATGATTGGATCAGGACGATCTATAGACTTTATAGAACTTTTTAACTGCCCAGTCCTAACAGGTACAATTTCACGCATGTTTTGTACCCACTTCTTAGCAAATCTCTGTATTCCTTTTTGTAGACTCATTAGGAAGGAAAATCACAATAGTCCCATTTCCATGGAGTTAATACGTCTATATTAGCTACCCAACCAAATACTCTATCTTGAAACGCCTCATTGACCGGTGTTAAAGCAGTCATGTCGATGTTATATATTTGTTGTCTGTTAGCTGGCCCTTGAACAAAATATGATATTAAGTCATAGATATACATCTCAGTGTTAGATAATATTTCTACTGGAGATTCATCTGATAGTTTAGGTACATCCATTGAATATAATTCAAATGTTAAACCTCTCATCTTATCTACCACACCCTGACTAATAATTGGTCTTAAATAGACATAAGGGTATTTCTTATTTACTGCATTGGCATCTAAAAAATCTATAGTACCAGTATCAAAAGAATTTATAGCTTCATGAGCAGTACATGCATCAGAAAACTGATTGATTATCTCTTGATAGGTTAGATTATGTAGACGATTGGGTGAGTATAGTGCCATTACTTGTCGTTGTTAACTTCTCTTTTAGCACTTACTTGGCTTCTAGATCTTTTTTTACTAGACTTCTTTTTAGGTTTGATAATTTTAGTATCTTTTTTATTTTTCATAAATAAGTATACTGATAAACCTATTACAAGTACTATAATAATTATTTCCATTATTCTTGATTTAATATTTTTTCTACTATATCTTTTTGTATCTCTAGTCTTGCTGCAATACGATTCGTATCAAACCCTTTCGCTCTTAAGTCTAAGATCATCTCTCTCTCTATTTCTTCTTTGACTGGTAATGTTATACCATCTGTCATTTCTTTTATGTTAGAGACTAGTTCTTCATTTCTTGACTCCATTGGATTTTTTTTCTTTTTTGCCATATTATCTAATTTTTTGTCTGGACATTGCTATCCTTTCTTTTTTATCTCTTATTTCTTGGACGTCTTTTTGTATTTCTAAATAGTTTAGCACCGTAATAAAGTTAACGTCTGTTATACTTGTATCCCCGGTGATTGAAAGGATACCGGATTCAGATAGATTGAATATGGTTGCCCACCACCCCCAGTGAGATGTGAAAGCGAGTCCATCATCAACGAATCTATTTTTTTCTTCCTCCTCTTCGTCAACTTGCTCTCCGAATAAGCTATATTTGTTAAATAAAGACTTGCGGTTGACAAAAAAAAACCTAATGCACCAAGTAGTATGTGTGAAGGGAAATCTTTCATTTCTTCCCATCTATCTTTTATAGAGGTAGAATCATACTCTTCTATTTCATAGTAATCGAAAGGATTTTCAATACCTTTCTGACTTCCTATTTTTATACCTTGTTTGGTAACAAACTCTAGAGAGTTAAATCTATTTTTAGTTATAGGTCTATAAAGTATAGCTGCTATCTTATGTAGATTGCCGGTAGTATCTTTTGCATATTCCTGTAAATCTATAAAACATCCCAGATTCATAGAATGTATATCTGAGTATCCGTATGTTACACCGTTGTATTCAATAAGGGTACTAAATTGCTCTTTTGGTAGAGTAAGGTTTTGTAGATCTTTAGCTACTTCTTTTATTAACTGTATTGGGTATTGTATTACATCTTTATAGGGTATACCAATAAGTGTAGCTATTAGGTTTATATTTTTAGATAAATCTTTACCTTCAAACGATTGTATCTTCTCATACATGTCTACTGTAATGTACTCTGGTAAATGTATATTAAATTTTTTCTTCATATTTTATAAATAGTTTAGTGAAGTCGGGAAGTTACACCTAAAAAATAACTGTTAAAATAGTTGGTAAATCGATTAAAAGTTCTTATCTTTATAGTATATAAGTTTAATAATAATAAAATAATAATAATAATGGAAAAATTAAGTAATGAAACAGTACAAAAGTTAACTAACCAATTAGATAACCTTAACTTTAATATAGAACAACTAAACGACTCTCTTAACAGAAAAGATGACTTTAGTAATTGGAGTTATGCTGAGATCTTTGGATCTATTGCTAGTAGTTTGATTAAGATGAACTCTATTGAGAATAACAAACTGAATCAACAAAAGTAAAACAAACCTTACAAGCATCTGATAACCCGGTAGATTGATCATCGAAAGGCAGGTGCTTTTTTTATTTAGTCAAGTAAAGTAGGCACGCGAATATATGAGTAAAAGAAATGGATTTGTTTATAAGTTAACCAATAACCTTAATGGTAAAATGTATGTAGGTAGTACCGTACGTACTCCTAGACTGTTTAAGTGGTATTATGGAGGAGGTATAGTTATTAATCAAGCTATAAAGAGAAACGGAAGATCAAATTTTTCTAAAGAAGCACTTTATTACGGTCCAGATTATAGAGAATTAGAAGAATTCATTTTACATGAATTAGATGCAGTAAACAACCCTAACTACTATAACATTACCAATAATGCTAGAGGAGGTTATAATGCTGCTGCTTACACTAAAGAGGCAAGAGCTAAACAAGCTAAAGCTCACTCTAAGACTATGAAAGGTAGAAGATTAAAGCATTTTGAAAAACCCACTATACAGATGGATCTTCAAGGTAATGTAATCAATACTTTTTATTCGTTAAATGAAGCATCACGGCAGACTGGAGTTAAACCTGATAATATATGTGCTTATATTAGACAAAGACCTAAAAGAAACCATGCAGGAGGGTTTTTATGGGCTTATACTACTTAGGTAATACATTAAACGGTTTTTTATACTCTCTTACATATGGTGGTTGAACATTTATTTTATTACGTTTAATGAATTGATTACGTGAATAATTGGCAAGCATCAATGAATCAATATGATCATCTTTTTGTCCAGTGGAATGGGTAAACGACAGCTTTCCAGTCTGAGATAGTTTATAGGTATAGGTAGAAAACTCTTTATGTAACTGAGGCAGTAACTCTCTTGAAGGTAATTCAATCGACATAGTCTCTATATCATGAATTAATTTTCTAACCATCTCTGTTTTGTTATCCTGGGTGGTATTAAATGGACGGATACGAGGAGACTTTGGTTGTATCAAATCATACATCGCACGGCCGATACCATTTACTTCTATATAACCACCTATCACTCTATATCTACTCAAGGCAGATACAAATTTATCGGCTATTGTTACAATGTTATTGTGGTTGTCTGATAGTACGTTCATGACTCTCCCAACGGTATCAATTATTGTTAAAACCGATTTATCGTCCGACAGGCCGGTATCTATACCAACATAGACTTCTTTGGATGAGACGGAGTCAAAGTTTGTTACAGTTGCACACTTCTCTACACCCACAAACACGTCATTTGCCGAATCAACAAACTCTGCTTCAAACTCTTGTTTAAAAATGTCAGGAGGTAAACTCTTTCTAGCTTCATCTATCAAGATAGGATTGATGTATGGACAGTCAGTAAGTGGGAACTTCATCGAAACTACTCCTTCTTTATTGTACCAATTATGAAAGAAGTTCTTACCTTTAGGTGTTGATACCATCAGACACTTCTTACCGTTAGGGTTTAATGTAGGTAAGATAGCAGTATTTAATGCATGTTCTTTTATAAAGGCTGCTTCATCTATTATTAAATGAGTAAACCTAAAACCTCTTATGTTGTCAGGATTATCTGAACTTAAGAACTTTAATGTACTACCGTTCATAAATGTAATAGTACCTTCCATTCTATTTGAAGCTGTTATAACACCCTCTGATGTAGCCACTATTTGATCCATTATAGATTTACCTTGACCATATACCGGTGTTATATAACCTCCTTTACGTTTAGGTTTCTGTAATAACCAATACAGCATTAGATTCATTGACAGTAATGACTTACCTGAACCTCTGGGTGAACTAATGACTCCAAATAGATCATCAGTATCAGCATACCTATCTATAAACTGCTTCTGCCTCTTATAAGGCTTAAATAATTGTATGTTCATTCTTTACCGGTGTTATTGACTAGACCATAGTCTAAGCCAAGATAGTAACTTTTCCCTAAGGACACAACTAAACCTAGCGTAACTCCTACGGGTAAATAGCCACAAGTATAGTTATAGTCAAGATAGGTACTTTTTACCTTAGATACCACTACCTTACAAAGTAAAAAAACTTTCTTTAAAATAAGTTTGTAACTTGTCAATTTTATTCTATCTTTATTTTATATTAGGAAGACTATTACGGTTTATTACCCCCGGTAACCCGAACGACTGAAAGGAGTGAGGGGTATAACTATAAGTTTTTCTTATACTTACTCCTCCTGGAACCCTATTGTAATGTTTTGTATTTCTGCTTTAATAAGCTTACGTTCTATATCTCTTCCGGTATACTTCATTATCTGATCTATAGCTCTTTGTCTAATGGCAGGTGAGTCATCATTAAGTAGTAACCTTAATTGATTGGCTGCTGGTTCAAGCATTTGTTCTAATTTGTTTTGTAAACCATTCTCCCAAACATCCCTAGCTGCAGTAAAGTATTGGCAGTATTGCTGTTCTGATTTATCGCCATATAGTGTGTGACACATTCGAACCCAATCTTCTTGTCTTATTGGTTTATCAGCTTCATACCTATACTTGTAAGCTTCCATTACTCTATCCTTTGTTTCCTTCTCTGTCAATCGTTGTCCTGCCATTGTTTAACCTATTATATTATCATTATATAAATAGTAAGGGAGAGATAAGAAGTTACCTACCTGTCTTTTTACTGTTCTATATATGGTATTTATTACTGAAGCTATAGTAGTTATAACTCTTTGACTACCTCTCTACACATACTCAAACGTATACCCTTTAGCTGTCTTTTGTCTACCTTTCATAACCGCTCCTATACATACAAGTCCTATACCGGTAATATTATGACATTCAGTCGCACTCTCCCATATCTTTACTGCCTTACCATCTTTTAACTGCACTATTGGTCTTCTTCTTCTAACAACACTATCATGTAATTTCTCTCTAATCTTTCCTTTTTGTAGTTTTCTGATAGTATTACTTCTCTTTTTATTAGCTTTAACACTATTGCTAGTTTTCTGCATCTTTAGTGTCTTGGTATAGCTATCTCTATTATCTATACAATTGTACTTAATTTTGTATCTCTTCTCTAATCTCTCTGCTTCATATACATCATCACAACTTTCAAGAACTATAGGGTAAGACAGTGATACCTTGTTAGACCAACAATGAAGATAATGCCTATGATCTAAATTAGCACTAACACCTACGTACCCATTTGGTCTGTTAGGATACTCTTTATAGTAATATATTTTATGAACGGTATCCATAGTCAATTAAGAATCTTAAAGCTGTTAATAACTCATAATCTACATCATCAAACTCATCTTTATTGTCCGATAACCAATCTGCATAAGCATCTGAATGGCCAAAGAAGTCTTCAAACTTAACCTTTGTAAAATTATAACCATAATCATTTACAAGCATATCTTTCGCTCTATCAAATAATAATTGAGCTGATGGCTGTGCATTTGCTATAGCTTGATAATAAGGGTGTACTACTGTGTATGTTCCTTTATCATCTACTCTCTGTTGTGTGTAATTTTCAATTGTAAAACTCATAACTTATCTACCTAATTTATCATACGTTAAATAATAATAACCATAATCATCCATACTATCATCTTGAACTCTAAAACCATGTTTAGTATAAAAAGAAAATAACTCTGGTTTAACCCATGCTGAAATACTAGTATATCCATCTTTCAGTATATAAATCATTTTACTACCTAAACCTTGCTTCTTTTCATCTGATACAAATCTACTGATATGTACGTGACTACTATCGTCTTTACTCTCTCTTATCCAACACCAACACTTATCTTTGTAGTTGATGACTGCACAATTATCTGCTTTATTGTATCCTTTTTCAGTCCAATATTCGTTTGCTTCGTTGAAGTACTTTAATGTATCTATGTTCATAATGTATTATAAAATTGGTTAGTTCTTTCTGCTACTGTACCTGTTAATTTAATTACTGGTAAGTTATATTCGTCTATATAGTATTCAAATAACTCTACTATATCGTCTCTAAACGTTTCATCATTACTCCTTACCCCATCATCTTTAATCGGTAGTTCATTCGGTAGATAATAAATTCTATCATATAGAAACACTATCTGCTTCATTACATTAGTTGCATAACTCATTACCCATTCACTTACCTTATCTTCTGAATATAAGTAATGTGTATAACAAACTGCATCTATAATACTTCTATCACTGACAAAGTTATTATAAACTATATTATTTACGTGAACATTTAATGTAAGAAGTTGAGTTAGATCATCTCCATCCTCATTTATCTTTATACCTTCTTGGTGAATCTTTCTTGTTAACTCGTCAAAGAATGTATACTTTGGTAACATACCATTTCTTCGAAAGTCTTTTTTAATTGAGTTTAGTAAGGTTGTCTTACCAGTGGATTGAGCTCCACTTATTGCTATTTTCATATATTATACTTTTTGGTTATATAATATAAGATAGGCAGAAAATACCGAAACACCAACTTTTAATGAAAGTTTTTTAGGAACTTAGTAACTTCTCTACCTACTTCAAGAGGTATATTTTCTCCTTTTATATAAACTACACTAGTGAATAAACCCTCACTTATACTTAGTTCTTTTTTCTTTAGCTTTACCTGCATAATAACTATATTTAGAAGTGTCTTGATACTTCCATTTATTTTTTATATACTTGTTCTTTATTTGGTTGAAGTCATACTCCCACTTCTGTTGTTTAAATATTTTTGGTAAGTTAATCTTCTTACCTGTTACATATAAATGAAAAGTATGGGCTGATATCCTCATACAGAACTGTTTAACTAAATGAGTGTTTATACATCTACCAAAGCTGGTAAGTACTACATGATCTCTTTCATGCTTTAATCTAGTGTACTTCTCTCCTTTGTTTAGTAGGTCTTCTATAACTTTTTGATTAAACTTTGATGTAGTAGTATCTTCATAAAACTTATCTATTGGTAAGTCATTATAAAGGTAATGCTCTACATCTTTAATATAATTATCAGTTATGTAATCTGCTCTTTTTACTTTGTATTTTGTCCACTTAGTAGCCATTGTTCATATAACTTATTTATTTTGTTTTGGTAGGAACCATATTGACAATCACAATCAGGCAACGTAACTACACCGGAAATAATCGTCTCTGCTTTAGTATAAGCATCTTTTACATCACTACGTAAGGTCTTACCTTGATACTTAGGGAAATCATTTAATAACCATTCACTCATACCAGAAATTAATTCTATCAATTAAGTGTTTAACTAAATAACCCATAAGACCGGCAAGTGCAGCGTGGAAAATGTCTACGTATATAAACAGACCTAACCAAAAAGCCAGACATTTGCTGCACGTTAGAAGGATCGATAAGGGAGGTAAATGTGTATAAAGAAACTCGACTACCTTCTCTTTTGCCGGTTGTATAGGTTTAAATTCACTTACTACCATATTTGATAGATAAGCTAATCCTATTAAATTAAATAGATCAATTGTCATCAGTTCTTAACGAATCTAAATATTCATTGACATATCGTTTTATTCTATTGTATTCTTGTATCTCTCCTTGTTTCTTCTTTCTCCTATATCTTGCTATTAAACGAGGATAAACTAACGAGAGAACTAACATAATTAGTCCTATGTTAACTATTAGAGATATTATATAAGGTGTTTGCATAATTTTTTTATTTTCATTTGAACTTTTTTATAGTCACCTTTTAATGAATGGTAATTAATCTTGTACTTCTCTGATGTTGTATTGTATCTTGCTCCTTCTATCATTATTTCATTAACTAACATCTTTTCATAAGGGTTTAACTTATCTATTACTTTCTTCATACAGGTGTAAACTTCTGACTGTTCGTCTTGAAAGGCAGTATTTCTAGCTACTCTTTGTTGTTCAACGGCCATATTGTCATACAACTCTCTATTCATACTCATATGCTTTCTATACCTATGAAAAAACCTTGTGGTACTAGACTTTAACTGAAAGCTCATCATAAACGTTAAGAAGTTTTCTAACTTACCGTCTGTGTAAACTTTATATATGTATTCAGTTTCTTTTTCTAAGAACATTTCAACACACATAGCTAATAAGTCTTCACCCCATCTGTCGTACCCTGCACCACAAGTCTTTTTACAATTAATTACAAGTTGTTCGTATATGCTACCTATTTCTTCGGTAACTAATCTTCTTTTTTCTGCTTCTGTCATACTTGTTTATTATAAAATAAGAACTTTATTATAACTATCCAACTTTTACCATAAAAGAAAAAAAAAGAGCCATAGAGGCTCTATAAAAAGGAATTGTACCATGGCTGAAACTTGGAAAGTAATCCTTTTTTTTATTTAATCATGGGAATTAAATATTATGCTAAGTCACCTTGGTCTGCAGCTAAAAAAGCTCTACCTTGTGCTCTTACATCATCTTGTTCTGCTTTAGATAAAGCATTAAATTGATCTGATGTTAAGTTTGTAAGTTCTTCTCTTGTATATGTTTTCATAATTTATAATTTAAAATTGTGGTGAATAAAAGTTATAGTTTGCCAGGACTGATGAGGCAGGCATTACTGCATTATACATCCGGAATACTCCTAATTGACCTACAAAAGTACCTGTACCAAAATTACTTGTACCGAACCAGGAGTTACAGTTAGTTTGTGGTCCTGCTCGATCAAAGTCAAAAACCTCAGATGCCGACATTGTTCCACTACTTGCTCCTAACTCGCTACCTTGATAATAAGTTTTACTTGTTGTACCCTGTCCTGCTGTATATACTAAATGTAAAAAGCCTGTACCTACACTCTGGTTTACTGTACCTACATTTACTGAAGTACCCGATTCTGTTCTTACATCATAACCAATTCTGTCAGGAACTGGTGATCCTCCGTACTGCTGTACATTACTTTCTGCTCTTGATCCTCCACCTCCGTCAAATCGAAATACTAAGTTATCTGCTGTTAAAGCATTAGGTATGTTTAAACAAAACTCCCAAGTAACATCTGTTAAAGCTCCAAAACTTCCAGTCAAATCAGGCATAAAAAAATACCCTCCTTGCTTTGTTAAAGTTTGAATAACTCCCTTTCCTACACTTGCCTCGTAAGTAAATTGTTCAGCTGATTCATATAATGTAGAATGTTTTTCATTACCTGATAGATCAGTAACTATATCTCCATTAGACATAGATACACTACCGGTCCAGCTACCTTCAGTGCTACTACCAAAATCATAGTATGCTATAAGGCTTTGATCATAAGGTGGATTACCATATCCAATACCTGGATCTGATGTTCCAGAACCCATAAAAGCAAATGGTTTAGTTAATCCCATAATTTAGTATAGATCTGTTACAGCTGTTCCTAATTGTTTAGTACCGTCAAACGACTGGAATGTAAGCACACTTAAAGATCCTGATCTTTCTGTCATTGTGGGTGCTGTACCTCCTGCAAACTTAAAGTCTCCTGAATAAGATAATGATCCGTAAGAATCAGTTGCTGTTGTTGGTTGTTGAACTTGAACGCTAATTGTTTGTCCTGCTTGCATGTTTGTTGTCTCTAAACGTGTATCTGATCCTGATACAAGAGTTAAAGTAAACATATCTCCGTCTTGACAATCCATTGATGCTGTTGTTGATGCTATAGCTAAAGCAGTTATATTGCTTTTAACAGCTCCTGTAACTGAAATACCTTTGTTACCTGCATCAAATCTCATATCACATTGATCACCAGTAAGTAATCTTATTCTACCTGTACCATCTTGATTATCTCTTGTTTCTATTACAGACGTTCTTCCAGCTCCTGAACCAGATGCTATTGAAGAAAATCTACTTACAAGACCGTTAACATTCATTTCTGAACCGTAGTTATAAGCAAACGAATCGTAATATTCTATTGAGAAGTAGTCTTGGAATTGTGGTCCAAATGTATTAAAGTCTGCTACAAAGAAGTTTTTATTGGTATAGTCTTTACCACCTATTGTATTAGTTCCTGATAATTCAACTAAACCTACTGAGTTATTGTTTCCTGGCGATGGAAATGATTGTTTAATGTTACCTGCTATTGTAGATGCATTTCTATCACTACCTGTTATGTTTAACGAACCAGTTATCTGTACTGCTGGTCCAGTTGCTGAACCTGTCTGTATAAAGCTAGCTGATCCTGTATAATAAAAGTTTATATCTTTAGTAGCTTTACCTGTTCCGTTCCATTCTCTTGAAAACCCTTTATAAGGATAAGCTGTTCCTTGTGCTGAACCTATTATTATTTGATCTTCTGCAGTTATGTGAGTATTAGCTGTTGTATATCCAGCAGCGCTTTGTAAGTTGTTACCTAAAACAATCGTTTCACTGTTATATAAACCAAGCTCCATCGTTCTACCATAATATCTTGCTACTGCATCTCCTGCTTGGTCTCCACTATGGTTTGGTGTATCATCTAATACTGAGAATGCTGATGCTCTTTGTGCTGCGGTACCACTACCTGATGCTTGTACATTAGCATTAATTCTTGTAGCACCCATTAGTAAATCCATACCGTAGTTAAAACCTGAACTATCCCACTGAGATACCATCCAGCTATTTTCATAATGACCTGCACCAAATGCAAAGTCTTGGTAAACTATCTGGTTAATATTATATGTTTCGGTTACACCTGCTGTTTTAGTAAATGCTGGTGCTGTAAATATTTGATGTTCTGAAAATGCTGAAGGAGTAAATAAGTTAGCAGTAAAGTTACCATCTGAAGTTAATGCTTGACCACTACTTCTACTGACGATTAAACTACCTGTTATGCTTGCAGAACCACTAAATTGTCCGTCCCATGATCCTGAATCTACATTAGTATTTAGTGCAAAAGAAGCTGTTGTAGCAAATGAAGCACTTGTTGCTGTATTGGCTGTTAAAGCACTATCTGCCTGTACTGCATGTGAAGCTGATACTGCATTTGTTGCATTAGTAGCTAAAGTAGCTGTAGAAGCATTACCGGTAAGATTACCTATTATACCTCCTGAAGCTGATATTGGTAAAGTAGTTGTTACATTTACTCCGTTATCAACAATGCTACTATCTTTTACTGTGTGGTTACCTGTACCTTTTAGTATTGTATTGTTAGAAGGATAAGCTTCTGAACCTTTACTACCAGATATACCTGTAAGCATACCTGCTGATGTTCCCCCTGTTTCGACTTGTATCCAGTTATCATCTACACTATCCCATTCAAACGACCCTGTTAAACTAGATCCACTGTCGTATACTTTTATTCCAGCAAACCTTTTAGTAGGTGAATCTGCATTTAAGATTAAGTATTCATCTCCTATTATTGTTGCTGAACCTGTTACTGTTCTTAAATAACCAATTGAAGCTGAAGTAAATGTTGCATTACTTGCTGTTATATCAGTTACATTTAATCTTGCTGATGAATCAACATTATCACTTATGTCTGCTCTTAAAGCATGTGATGCTGAAGTAGCTGTTGTAGAACTTAAAGCACTATCAGCTATAATTGCGTGTGAGGCAGAAGTTGCCGTTGTAGCGTTGTTAGCTTGTACTGCATGAGAAGCTGATATTGAATTATCTGAGTTTATTGCATGACTTGAAGAAGTTGCTGTTGCTACTGTTCCATCTACATTTGCTCCTGCTACATAAGATGCTGTTTGAGCTGTGACTACATAAGATGCTGTTGTTGCAGTAGTTGCAGTTGTAGCACTATCTGCTATTATAGCATGTGAGGCACTAGTAGCAAAAGATGCTGTTGCACTAGGGTTAAAATTTAAAGCGAAGGATGCTGTTGTAGCTGTTGCTGCATTACCGTCTAAGTCTCCTTTAAAACTACCAGTCACCATAGCATCAGTAATAGAACCATCTAGTTTAATTTTTGCTAAAGAAACTACTGGTGTTCCAGCATTTATTGGGGATTCCACACCCATCATATAATTAAAGCTACCAGTCGGTGTTTGTTTAACATTAACTTTTGTTGCTGTTTCAGCACCTAGAGCGTTTATAGCATTTGTTGCATCTGATACTGTTCCTACTACATTACTACCGCTTACTGCATCTGCTACACCTGCTCTATTTGCATAAGATGCACTTACTTGTGCTTCTGCGTTTAAAGCATAAGATGCTGTTGTTGCAAAAGAAGAAGTAACTGTTAGGTTACTAATTTGTGTTCCTAATCCATTTACTGGTATACTACCAGAGTTTTGCATAAGGTTGTCAAAACTTGCTGATATGTATTGATTGGTTAAGTTAAAATCTGCTGCCATTATTGAGGGTATTGTTTGTATCTTGTATCGTATGTTCTAATTCCGTACTCTCTAGCAAAATCTAAATAGTAACTACCTCTCATTACAAATGGATTCTTATACTTATTAGTATAATCTGGTAGTTGTTGGTATAATTTAGTATCTTGTGATAACTCTGGGAATAGATTATCTTCCTCTAAGATGTATTCTGTTAATCTTTGACTGTAGTAGTCCATTTTGTTTCTAAGACTTTGTCTTTTCATATCATAAAGATCTCTTTCAACTGGGTCAGAGTTCTCTCCTCCATTAGGTCTTAGTAAACCATTGTTTCTTGGTCTTAGGTAAATCTCTTCTAAAGTTTCATAATAAGCTGCATACAATAAAAAGTCTTGTATGTAGTCATCAACTAACCCTTTATAGTTACCTGTTAACGTACCTGCATCAACATCAGATAGAAGTTTGTTGTATAGTACGGTACCAATTATATTTTGTAGCCATACATCTTGAGCTGTTCTTATACAGTTCTTAATAAGTGCTGAATCAACAGCATCATTCAAGCTAGTAAAGCTTCTTATTTTTGCTTCTGAAATTAAAAAGGTGGTTGTCATACTATTAAATAGATTTAAGCTAATAAAGGTTCACCTTCTGTGTCAGTATCTGTGACGTTTTCACTACTTACTGCTTCTTCTTCAGCATCTGTTGTGTCTGTTCCAACGATTACTTCTTCATCTTGCTCTCCATCTTCTAGTAATCTTTTTTGCTCTATACCTAACACTACATCAGGATAGTTAAATGACATTATCATTTCAAAACATCCTAATAGGTCTTGTTGGAAAGGTAAGATAACTAAATTCATAAATAATAAATTAGCATCTATTAACTCTGCTCTTCCACCAAGTTGCCCTTCTGTTTTGATACCTAAAAGCATTGGACTAGTAATTCTGTGTGCAGTTAAAATTTTCTGCATTACTAAATCATTAATGGTAGTATAGTACCCATCAGCTCCATTTTGAGGTATTGGAGTTATTACTGGTGCCATTTCTTTTTCTGGTACGTCAATATACATAAGTGAACCTGCATTGTTAGTACCACCATAATTTGCTAATAGTTGTTGTTCTATCTCTTTTAATTGATCCGGTGGGGCATTTGTAAAAGTAGTAATACTAAGTGATGGTGCTAAACCATTCTTAATATTATTTACATGGAAATCATCAATGGAGGTATCCAATTCGATAATTCTTAATGCTCCTACGTAATCCGGTAGAGGATAGTAAGATTGCCCTGGTCTGTAGTCTCTGTGAACATAAATTTGATGAGGTTCTTCTTGTTTTTTATCGGGATTGTATACTGGCAGATAGTCCATATTATCCTCGCTTTTATAAACAATACCTGAAAATCTATTTTTTCTGTCCCATTCTTCTGAGATAAAATAACCAGGGATGTGGCCGTACTTATTCTTTTCTTTAGCTCTTAGATAACTAAAGTCAACATGATAAGCCTCTAGCCTAGTTCTGTCATTACTGTAAACTATTTCCATGGCGAACGAACCGTGGAGTTTAAAATCTAGAGAACATTTAGTGAATATGTCATTCCAACTTTCACCAGCTGAATTAGCTCTCTTTGTGTATTGTTCATCGTTAGCTGTTAACCCTTGTCCTATAATACCTTCAACTATAGCATTAATACAAGCTGCGTTAACAGAACTTTTATTATACATTTCAATTAAGTGTTGTGGAAACATATTATCGTCTCCATTTTTTACGAACTTCTCGTTTTTATCTTTTTTATACTCCTTATGGTTAAATTCTCTTAACTTGGAGTTATTAATTTTTGTAAAATTAAATTTTTTATTATCTGCCATTTTATGAATAGTAAGTTATATAAGTACCATTTTCATTTGAGGTAATGTTTTCTGTAAACTCTGGATCATTAGTTCCATATACAAATGCTCTACCACTGTCTATTGTTTCGTTTATTCCACTTCCTGTTGAAACGCTAGTCCATTGACTTTGAATAGCTGTCCATAAATTAGAAGCTTCAGTCCATTTTAATTGTCCTCCTGCTATATCTGCTTTTAAGTTATAACTATATAAACCACTAGCACTTGGTATACCTGCAGAGCCTGAAAGATAATCTAACTGCATATACTCACTTAGGTTATTAGGAGTGTTTGTTAGAGACAAAGAAAATGACGATGAATTCATATTCATGTCATTGATTAGCTCTAGTGTATAGTTAGCACCAGTTTTACTACCGGTTGCTGGCCATATTGCAACACTTCCTGTTGCTTGAGTAGGGTATATGTTTAACATATCTTTAAATTAAAAAAATAGGGGTTGATAATTAAACCAACCCTTATTCTTATTCAGTTTAGCTAACTGTTATAGTAGTTAACGCATCAGTTAATACACCAGTAGTGGTGATTTCTTCTGCTGGATAAGGTTCCATTGCTTCGAACGTTAATGAGTATCCATTCATGTCACCCATTGCTGTTCCAGTAGCCCCTGTTCCACCTGTTACAGTGCTTCCTCTGTATCTTCCTACATAAAAGAATTGTCCTACATAATCGTCTGTACCGTTGTTTGTTTCAACAACAATCTTTAGATCAGGGTTTTGAACTAATACTTTTACTTGATTTCTTATAGAAGCTTGTAACTTATGCATAGCTAAATTTGTTACCTGAGAATAAAAAACTGTTCCGTTTTCTAAACTTGGTGTTGGAGTTTCTGTAAAGTCACCGACATTTCTTGGTAGCTCAAACTTAAAGAAAGTACCTGTACCTGCTATGTTACTAATAGCACCAGATGATGCTGTAACACTAGTTACTGATCCAGATAAGATATATAAGTTTTTTATGCCCCCAATATTGTCACGACATCCTAAAGAAAATCCGCTACTTAAATTACATGCCATAATGTTATTTTTTAAAGGTTAAAAAAAAAGTATTAGGGGTTAATTAAAACCCCATATACTGTATAAAGCTTCTAGTTACGCTTGGTCATTGCTGACATAATAGCTTGCGTGGCCAATTTGGCATCCCAATTTATTTCTCAGTCTATATTTCAATGCGTCTCCATTGATATCGTACCACATTTGGAAGTCTGTAGTATCAGAAGATAAATCTGTTCCTACTACCATATCAGATGCTGGTCCGATTATTACTCTTTCTGAGTTCCTTAAACCGTACGTCCCAATTATAGAAATATTAGGGTAACCCGGTAATGGTACTTCATAAAAACCTCCTCTTTTTGCTACTGTTGTAGGGTCGAAGTGGAATAAGTTTTGAGTAGTTAATCCGTTGATTATTCTTTGGAATACTGAAGTTCCACACCATACTGTTAGGTCTGGAGCATCTAGTACGTTTACGTCTACAGATTCTAACATTGTAGAGATCTGATCGTAAGCAGTTGATGCAGTTATTACGTTAGCTCCAATTCCTGTTGCTACGTTAACACCTGAAGTAGATCCTGAAATTAATTTCTTGAATCCATCTGCTTGAGGTACTACAGTTGAATTAGCGAATGTAGATCCACTTTCTGCGTTCCAAATAAAGTCATCGTTGTTTTGTTGTGATTTTTTTACAAGGTCTGCAGACATTTCTGTTAAGATTGTCATTGTGTCCTCGTAACTACCTTCCGGAAGGAAAGCTTTACCTGTATACTTCTCAGTAAGAAGTTGTAGGTTCCACGCATCATAAGCAGTTCTTTTAGTAACTGTTATATTGCGCTGAGTAAAGTCAGCTGATCCTGAAGCAGTTGAAACAGCATTACCGCCTTGAAAATAAGGTGCTACTGATACAAGATTTAAGGGCTCCTGGAATTTTATTCCTTGCTGGATGCTAACATACTCTGCTGTGTTACCAGTGTAAACTGAGTCTAAGACTAATTTACCTGCTAACTCTGAGTTAAAGTCATTTAATGCTGATACATCTAGTGCCATAATTATTGATTTTTAGAGTTTGTTAATTTAAATAAAGCTTTTTCGTACCTCTTTTGATTGTACACTGCTTTAGGTTTTTCGAAGTTATTTCTAGACTTTGCATATCTTGATTCTGCAGTTGGTTTAGATGATGGAGCACTCATGTACTCACTCATTTTTTCCTCGTGTTCTGTCAACATATCTTCGTGCTCAGTCATTTTTTTGCGTAGTTCCTCTATTGCAGGTCCTACTTCAGTCATGATAGCTTCAATGATTTCTTCTTTAATGTCCATTGTTTCCTCTTCAGGATAATGATCATTCATAGATTCTTCATCTTCTTCTAACTTAACCTCTTTAGAGTCTTCTGATAATTCAGTAGCTTCTGCTTGGATGATTTTTGCAGGTCCTTTATCAAGGTCCTTCATATCTTCTTCGTGTTCTGCTAATGAACCAGAATCGTCTCCGTCTGGGCGAGCTATTCCAGTGATTTTTCCTTCACCGTCTACTGTTACAGTTATACCACTCTCAGTAGTATGCTCCCCACTAGGTGCCAATACTTCTTCGCCAGCTTCCGTTGTAACGTACAATTCATCACCAACAGCAAAAGAAGAATCTTTTTTGTTCGTAATTTTTGTTCCGTCTACTAAAGTAGCTGAATCAAAGTTTTGCTTTTCCTCTGAAGAGTTTTCCGTTTCAGTCATTTCGGTAAGTGAAAAATACTTTTTTACAAGCTCCTTTAATTGATCTTTGTTCATATTAAAAGATTTTTAGGGTTAAAAGTAATTTCCTATAAAAATAAATAGGCTTTGTCCTAAATAGAATATATATAGTGTATTATAACCATTTTATTCTATCACCAAATGAGTTTATAAATTGTTTTTCTAAACTTGGTTGATGTCCATTCCCTTTAACTTCTTTAAATTGAGGTTCATTAGAATCGAAGTAATGGTGTAATTTATATTCTTTATTCCACCAGTCAAAACCTGTTAGGGTTATTTGCTCATATTGCTTCAACATAACATATATAGCAATCATACCGGTACTAAACATACCGTAATTTGTATCAAAATGTCTTCTCATTTCTGTCAATAGTTCATCACTAATTACTTTAGTGTTATCAAAGTACTCTTGTAGTTTTAAGTAGTATGGGTGTGTTTCTTTATCTTTATACCAGCCATGAAAGTAAACCTCATCTACTTTTCTTTTTGTTATCCTTACATTAGATACTGTAAACCATATATTGGTCTTTACTCCGGTATATTCAGAATGTTTATCGGTATTGTATAAATTAAACCTTAATACAGTATCAAAACTATCTATTTTACTACCGTTTTTATTGTCTAACAAAGAAGGTCCATTACCTACCAGTATAATTGTACTTTTTTCCATCTATAGCTATATTACAATTTGTTTTATTAAAATTTTCATCAAAATACTTAACGCTAGCTTTATTGTGTAACCACCATTGTTTAAAACTTGTTAAATACTTACAGTTAGTGTTAGTAGAGTACCATATTACAGGTTTTTTACCACAAGCTAATGAAAACCAACCCATTCCACTACATAAACCTATGTGTCCTTCTGAACTGTTTATAATATCAGCAGTTTCTGTTAACGAATACTTGTTATTACCTATGTCCACCATTTTATAACCTTGAGATTCGTAATATTTGTATATAGCTTGTAGTTGTCTATTGTCAAATATGTGTTCTTTACACCAGGTTCTTTGTTTAAAACTTTTATCAAACTGGTAAGTTAAGTATTTACCTTTAAAAATAGATGGTTTATAAGTATAGTTTATAGGCTGTATGGTTGGTTTAGAAGAAACATCAAACTCGTATTTGTAGTTATATAACTTCTGAAGTTCTTTGTTAAATACTCTCTTGCCTGTTGCAAATGCTATTATTTGATCACCTAAGTTCAATTCTAAGCTGGTAAATCAAAGTCTATACGTTGTAACCAATCTCCATCTTTTTTATGAGGCCATAACACGGCTTTAAACGGTTTACTAAATGCTGTAAACTTAAGAGTTGTATTAGTCTTAATGCCATTTAAAAAGTCTTCTTGAGTTAAATCTTGTCTATGTAAGAGTTGGTTATTTTTATTTTCTATACCTAAGTAAATAAAATCAAATTTACAAGTACAGCTGGTCTGAGATTTTATTTTATGCCAATGTTCAGTCCAATCTACCTCTATAGTATAGTCTTGTGGTTTAAGGGTTCTCCATTCAACATCGTTGTCATCTGCTATAGGAGGTGTTTCACCTTTAATTGTTCTTTCATGTAATACCCTATTAGCAAAGTCTATACCAGCATAATTTTCATACTCTCTATGAGTTCTTACAGTACCTAATCCATACTCACCAATATCTGTTCCATTATCTTCTTCCTGTAGCATTTGTCTTAACCTTTTAAGACTAATATTGTTTCTATCAGTCCATATTTGTTCTACATTTTCTGATATATGGTCATCCCAATGTTTAACTCTACCCTCTCTTGTATATTCATGCCATACCACTGTCTTATGTGGGTGAAATATATCATAACCTAAAGTAAAAGACCTAATAGATAGACTTATTTCATCACCAGCAAAATATAAGTCTGGATCATATTTGTATTCCTCACAATGTATACCTAAAGTAAAGTAAAAGTGACCACTTACAAATCTACCCGGTATTGGTTTAGTTAATGAGGTATGGTTTGGTATTGATTCAGGAAAAAATAAAATAGTACCTCCTGCTGTAAAACGTTTAGCAACCATCTTATACGGTTCTTGGTTTATTTTTGAATTAGTATTAGGGTCATACATTCCAGCATAAGAAGTAATTATAGGTTTTTCTGAACCTGTTAGCTTCATCATTTCTATTAACTCTACATCCCAATCTTGTAAAAACCTATGATGTGAATCTAACTGAAGTGTATATTGTTCACCTTTCCATAATTTTTGAACTAACCCTCTAGCCCAACATAATCCTTTACTTTCATCCCAAGGTATGTCTATAATTGTAAAATTAGGATTGTCTTTATACTTGTCTAAGTTATCCCATTCGTCTTCTTCATGGTGTTGCCAACATATACCAAAAGTTAACCTTTCTGGGTATTTAGCTTTTTCTAAACAATCTTCTATTGTAGGTATAAGTTCAGGATCCCTGTATGATGGAATCTGTATGAATATTTTATCTGCCATTTGTATCTTGTATTAACTGAGTTATTTTATCGAAGATTTCATCTATCTTCTCTTCAAACTCTTTCCAGGTAAGTTTATCTTGTTGCATATATCTCTTTATTATATATATACCTATAAACCCCAAACCCCTCAGTTATAATATAAGAACTTATTTTCATTTATACAACTTTTTATAGTATAAAATAAATTTATACCGGTATAAGAAAAAAATATCCAACTTTTGTTGGTGGAATGGAATTTTCTTGCTATATTATAATATATAAATAAATGTTTAACCAAAAATAATAAAATGAATAAAGAAACAATCCTAAATAAGTTAACTACTATAGAAGGTATAATTAAACAGTTAAAAGATAGTTTAGATAGTACTAAAGAAGTAGTTAATACAAATAAAGAAGTAAAGTTAGTTAGTAAAGATAGTAAGTTAATTAATAAGCTTATAGAATTACAGAAAGCTAATAATAGTAATACTTCTTTCTTAGAAAACTTACTGAACAATGGTTATGATACGTTAACAATAGGTCAATACGACATTGTTGTTAAGATAGCAAACGATCATAATCTTAACCCAGATGCATACTAGAGACTGTACTAAGTGTAGTAAAGAGTTACCAATTGAAGACTTTTATACAATTATAAACAAAAGAACTTTAAAAAAGTACACTTATACCTACTGTAGAAAATGTCACTATAATAAGATGACTAAGCATACCTCAGCTAAATGGAGGAAAGATAATCCTAAGAGATGGAATGTAATTGCTTATAAAGCTCAGAAAGATTATTGGAAGAGACAAAGAAAAGGAGTTTACTTACTCATAACTACCAAAGGTTTATATGTAGGAGCTTCAGATAAGATTACCTCTAGAGTATTACAACATAGGGGTAAACAACCAGGTAACGTTGGAGCAAAAGGTGCTAAAATAATAACTTGGTTTGTTTTAGAGGAACAAAAAGATAAAAGAAATAGGTTAGATGCAGAAAAAAAATGGATTAAAAGACTTAATCCTATGCTTAACCAAATACATACAACTAGATTTATACACTCTAGTAAAAAAAGTACTAACTAGTTATGCTGTTCACGTAGTTATATGTACTTTTTAAAAGAAGGGGTAAAGACACTGTTACGGACGAAAAGGTTTTGTTAGTTTTTACCCTTTTTTATTTTATTTACAATACGTTGGAAGCACCATGCTCCTAAAGCTCCGAAGAACCCTAAAAGTACTGCCATTATTAAATCTTGAAAGTGTAAAAATCCTATTGAACCAGAGGAAAAGAATCCTGCTAGTTGATATTCTTTGATAGAGTATTGCATATATATATATATATTAAGCTTTTTTAGCTTGTATTAGTTTATCTGAGAAGAAACCTTCTATGCTGAAACCCTTTACTGTTTTATTTTTTACTAACTCCCATATGTCTTCATTCTCTATTTGGTAAGTACCAACCCATGTTCCTTCTGGGAAATCAAAACCATAAGATCTAGACTTATCTTTCATACCATCTTCAACAATCCACGTTTCGGTCATAAAACCTTCTACCGGTTGGTTTGGATCATGCTCTAAATTCATTTTATCTAGTAATTTATTCTTCATCATCTTATCAGCTATCTGCTTGATTGTATTTTTAGAAAAATAAACGAAGTATTCATTACCTTCTTGATCGTATCTTTTTATAAGCTTGTCCGGTACCATCAATGCACCAGTTACTCTCATTTGATCTGTATCTAAAGCAAACTTATATGCATCGTTTTTACCTGTAATAGAGAAGCTCTCCTGAAAGATATTTTGCTTTGACTGTTCTTCTTTACGAATTTGTTTTAACTTTCTCTGAGCCCATGCTATGCCTGCATCTCCACCCCATGCATCCCACATTAATTTACCACATCCTTCACCATAAGGAGTATCTGAATTTCTTCTGTGTCTTTCAAATGATGCCATTCTTGCTATAGTATCTTCAGAAATAGGCTCTCTTTTTGCTAATTGATTAGCTCTAGCTTTACCTACTGGTGTACCACAAGATCCCCAACCTTCTTTTTCTGCATATTTTAATGCTCTTTTAGCATTGTTTGTAGCTGCTTGAGGATAGTCTGTATAGCTTGCAAAGTTTTCTCTTTGTTCTGTATCTATATATATTCTTGCATCATTAGCCATACCTGCATGATTAATACAGTAGTAGTACAATTCTTTTGGAGTAGAGTCAGTTATTTGTAAGTATAACTTTTTACCCATTATAGCTACACCTTTGTTAAATTCTTTTCCTCCACCCCAAGTACCGTCTTTAGTAAGACTGATTCTTATATCGTGTGTATCGTTAGTAGTATTACTTTGATCGAAACAATAGGTATTACCTGTAACTAAATGTAAGTCTGGCGTTAACTCTCCATTCATAACATACTTATTACCATCTTCTGTTTTAACGACAGAGACGTCAAAGTGTAAATCATGGTTAGAATAAGATTCTGTTGTATGGTTGTCAAAATCTTCAAAGTTTTCTGACATTGCTTGTTTTATCAACTCAAAAGTTATTATGTCTTCTAAGTCTTGATTTTTGAATGCATAAAAATCTGATTCAATAGCTGGTTGTTCTACTAACGCCACAGCATCAAAGCCTGATAATTTATCTAATTCGTCTATAAGTAATTCTACAATTTTCATATTATTAAATAGTTTTAGGAACCGAACGTTCTTCTTGTTTGTATTTTTGCTTCTGCCTCATCAGCCGATCTTGTATCTCCTGCTACTACATAAGCTCTAACTGCTGCTGTTGCTGATGGATCTGCTACTGGTATAGCTTGTTCATTTAATGTTGGTGCCTGTGGTATACTACCTTGGTTAACAACCGGTACTGCTGGCCCTCCTTGAACACCTGATATTACTTCTTTAGCCTGACCAATAGCTCCTAACACTGCTGCTATTTGAGTAGCATAAAAGATAGGAAAAGCAAATGCTGCTCCTGGCCCTGTTCCTGCTGCTGATTTTTGTGCTATTTCTAATGCTTTAGCAAAACCAATACCTGTTGTTAAAGCAATCTCTGCTACTGCTGCAGCTTTACCTGCTGCTGTACCTTGACCTAAAGCCATAGATAAACCTCCTAATGCTCCTGCTGTTTCTGCAAGTACTTGTTGTCTTGCTCTATCTGCTGCATTTTGTTCTCTTATACCCTGTAGGTAATCTTTTTTATTCTTTTCTAAAGCTTCACCAGTTGCATCACTAACATCGGTTGTAATTTTATTAGAATTAGTAAATACCTCTGCCATTTTACCAGCAAACTCCGTTACACCTTCTATTGTACTTACTGTGTTAACTTGTCTGTTCTGTACTATTTCATTTTCTGTTGATAGTATATCAGTTTTAAGATTCAACAATTTTTCTTTTGAACCCTGTATAATCTCTTCTAAAGCTGCTGTTTCTTCTGATTTAGGGTCTACTGCTTTAGCATACTCAACAGCATAACCAGTTAAGTTACCCGTTGCCTGATTAAACAACATTTTAATTTTCTCCCACCTGGTTATTTTAGAATTCTCTTCTTCCTTTTCCTGTAAAGCTATTTCATTCTGAAGAATCATTTGCTCTGTAATAGCAACCTGAGCTTCTAACTCTTTTAGTATCTCTTTATTAATACTATCTTGATCCAGTTTTTTAAGACCTAAAATACCTTTTTCTAACTTTAATATATTAAGTGTATCTTCTGAGTATCCAAGTGTTTCTTCAAAACTATCGTTTAACTTTTGGTTTTCATCTTTAGTTAAACCTATAGCTACTTTAATCTCATCCCAATAAGAAGCTATAGTACCAATAGCAACAACAAATAAACCTACTCCTGTGGTTATTAGAGCAGCCTTTGTAACAGCACCGAACCTAGTAAATGCTAAACCAGCAGCTTTTAATGCCGGACTTAATTTTTGTATACCTTCAGATACATCTTTTATACCAATAGCAACCGCTATAGCCGATGCAGCTTTACGTTCCATGTCGCCAAACGCCTCTGATTCTATACCTAAAGTACCTAATACACCTACCACCGATGCTAAAGAACCAGCCATAAGTTTTACTGCTCCATCTGCTGCCTCTATCTTCTTTTCAAAAGTAAAACCTTCTATCTGAGTATTGGTTCTCTTTATTTCAGCAGTTAACGATTGAGCTTCTTTTGTAAGATTCTTAAAAGCTTCACTATTTCTATCAACCTGTTTAAGTTCTTCATTAACCTCAGCCAACTGAGTCTCCAGTTGACCTAAAGTCTTACTTTGAACGTTAATGTCGATATTATATGTTTTAGTTGCCATTACTATTAAATAGTTTTTAAATTATATGTTATAAACATGTTACAGTTCCACTTGCTCCGAATCCTGTTGATGGATGCCAGTATCTGTAGAAGTTATTTTCATAGTAGAAACCTTCTAATGCTTTTCTTGTACAATCGCTTACTCTGTGTAAGTCTGTTGCTGTTGAGAAATTAGCTGTGTTTATATAGAAAGTACCATTAGTTGCACAAGTTACAGGATCTACTAATGTTCCTTCTAAACGTAAATCAATAGCATTACATGGTACTGGTGTAGGAGTTGGAGTTGGAGTAGGTGTTGGAGTTGGACCAGCACAAGCTACACAAGTAGCAAATCCTGTATAAAGTGTATATACACCATCTGTACCTGAACCTGCATCACTATTATATTCATAACATACTGCTCCATCTTTAAGTACGTTAGGGAATGTTGCACCAAATGGACCACTTACATCTAATAAGTTAGTTGGATCAGTACAATCTAAATACCTCTTATATATCACACTCGGAGTTGGAGTAGGAGTTGGAGTAGGGGTTGGAGTAGGAGTTGGTGTTGGTGGTACTGGTGTCGGTGTTGGTGTAGCACAAGGTCCATTAAAAGTAACAGTACCATTACCACCTGTTAAAGTAGGTCTACCTATAGCACAAACTGGTACTGAATCACCATCTGGTACACTCTCCGTTTGCGATGCACTACTACAATCAGTATAACTAAATGTACCTCCTCCAGAGCCACCTTCTAACTCCCATTCATTACAACCAGGAGGTACTGTTGGTGTTGGAGTTGGAGGCACTGGTGTAGGAGTTGGATTAGCTGTTAAACAGGCATCACAATCTACATATACATTTATATAGTCGTTAGTGTTTGCTGGTGCTGATGTTTCATCTATCTCATAACATCT